TGCCGGTGCGCCCAGCAGCTCATCCAGAATGGCATCAACCTCTGCATCAAGACGCGCTTCCAGGTTATGGCGAAGTTTCTGTTTCAGTGCGCTCCGGACTTCTTCAGAGCGCAGGACTTCCTTCACTGCTTCAGCAGTGACCAGGGATGTAATTTCTGACATGGGATTTTCTCGTCGAAAGGTGTGATTAAGAAAGTTGCCGCTAAATGAGCGGCTCTTCGGGTTTGCTTCCGGCTGACTGACTGGCGCTGATTTTCTCAGCGGCCCTTTTGTCAATCTGTCTGCGCCAGAAGTCACGCATGGCCCGGTATCCACCCGAAAGGAGATACAGCACACAGACCACCGTACAGAAGTACAGCATTAACTGGTTCAGAAATGTCATAATTTCTTTCCGTTATTGTTGACAATAAGAACTGTTTTCATTTAAAAAACCAGAGCACGAAAGTATCGTTCCTTTATTTTTTCTCCATAGGTATTACCACCGCCAGCGTCCATTCCTGTCGCTGGCGGTTTTTTTATCATGCCGCAGTGTCTGTGCTGTTCACTTCCACCGCAATGCTGTCAATCAGCACCGGGTAAGTCGCATTCCTGGTAATGTCTGTCACATGCAGTTTATCCGCCGCAAATGCACTGACCGGTGACTGCGTCAGCGTGAACGGTGTGCCATCCTGACCATCAATAACCGGCGTCACCTGAAGGCTGTTATTCCCGGCAAAGCGGAAAGCCAGCGTATGCCATTCGTTATCAAATGCGCCAAAGGTTCCCAGTTTCAGGTTGTTTGTCGCCACTTTCGCATTGTGGTACATCACATTCAGGTCTTTTGCATCTGTCTGGATGTAGAACGCTGCCAGCAGGTTATTCCCCCCGTCTCCGGTCAGGGCAACGCCCTGTGGCAGTGAAGATACCGGCCAGTAAAACGCCATAACATACTGGTTCGCAGCCAGCGCTCCCGAAACCTTAAAGCGGCAGCGAATCTGCCCCCCTTTCTGTAACAGAGCCGCACCGTTGCCCGCGGCGTACTCCAGCACCCAGCTGCTTTTACCGGCCTCCTTGGTCAGCTTCACTGCCTTACCTCCGGTTCCCTCCGCATCGCTGACCACTTCTGCCCTGCCGCCACTGGCTGACCATCCCTGTACTTTCAGGCTTCCCTCTGACTCGCTGGCAAGGTAAGAGAGCAGTGTTGTGACGCCTGTGGCTTCTGCACCGGAAGGCGATGACGGGCGCACCTCTGATACTGTCGATGATGCCCCCGCGTTTAGCGCCACTCTTCCCGCATGGCGCAAAATCGCCGTTGCCAGACGGTCGGAAATAATCCCACGGCGTGCCCAGGCGCTGAAATGGCTCGCCCTGTCCTGTGACGTCCAGGTGGCTGAGCTGTCACGCCATTTCGAACCGTAATATCCGATACCCGGAATGTCCGGGTCTTCTTCCGGTTTGTTCGTCGGCACATTCACCCCGTTCTCATCCGTCATGAACGGTACGAAATGGATATTTTTTCCGTTTTGTTTTTGTAGCTGCCGTACACCGTCTGGTAGGTGGCTTCGTTCTTCTGCTTCCAGAAATACGTCGTGTCCCCGCATATCCAGGGAACACCGTCAGCAGAGCCACCGACGCACTGACCTGCCATATCCGCCAGGTCTGCACGGAATTTATCAACCAGCGCACCAAACTGTGCTGCGTGATTTGCCGGCGTACCGCCAAAATCAAATTCCCCCTGCATCCACACCACGGCAAACAGCACATTTTTCGGGTTCTTCTTCAGTGCTGCTTTTGTTCGACCGATAAGGTCCTTATACAGCGGCTTGTCCACACCCCAGCGGGTTGAATTCTCCGAAGCACCACTCGCGTCACTGTATGTGCCATCAGCTCCGGTGGTGAACGCTGAACCACCACGACAGCACGGAACCAGCAGAATGCCCGCATTCGCCGGTATAAACGGCAGCAATTTTTTGGCGATATGCAGCCCCTGCCCCACGGTTCCGTACTGCCCCTTTGACAGGTCCGCTTTCGGATGGTTAAGGCGGCTCATGTCCTGCACATCATGCAGACAATGGTCCGCCGGAATGATGTCGTTATATTTACAGGCGACACCGCCCGGTGTCACCGTACTGCGGCGCGCCAGCTGCTTAATACGCGGGTCCGGACGGTCATATGTCTCCGGCAGCGGAAGGCCTTCACCATATGCCATGCTGTTTGACTCGCCCCGCCAGAACCACAATAAAGTAATACTCCGGGTCTCTGGTGGCGCTGATTACTGCACCTTCTCCACCTGTCAGCTTCACCACAACAGGTGTGCTCACATCACCTTCTGCGACAATCGCCTGAATAAGTGCTGCGCCATCATCCGTATACGAAGAAAACGGCCCACCGTATGGTTGCCATCCTTCACGAATTTTTTGCGCAAGTGCATCAGCAAGGTCTGACGGCGACGCCGCCCTGACAACATCATAATGTTTAAATGTCATTATTCCTCCCGGCCGGGATAGTGTATTAAATCAGATATGGAGTGGGCTGTAGTCCGGAAGCCTGAATGACACACGGGGACTACAGCCCAAGAAATGAAAAAAGGCCACGCAGTTGCGCAGCCTGATAAACCCTGGTTAAAATCCACACGATAACAACACAACAATATCAGTATCTCATGCTATTGCCCGAACCCATTCGGGCATTTTTTACCCATAAAAAAGCCCCTCCGGAGAGGGGCATGTTTGCATGCACATTCTTTTTCTTGCATGGTGCCGGGTGCCTCCCGGTGAATTCAGTATCAGCACCTGAATCCGCGATTATCACATATACCTGGTTGCTGATTGCCCCTCCGCACAGGGGGATTCACCATGCGAAATTTTTTTAACAAACGCTCAGCATGTCAGGCAACATTCAACTGCCTGAATTGTGAGGCATTTAACATTTCACTGTCCGGTGTCTTTCCTGTAATAAAAAGCCCGCAAAAGAGAGTCAGGGCAGATAAGTGTGGTGTGGCGCGTTGTACTGGATTCGGACCAGTGACCGATTGCTTAGAAGGCAATTGCTCTGTCCGGCTGAGCTAACAACGCTGAATACCGATAATGGACCGCCATCGGGGACTTGAACCCCGCGCAGCCAGCTTCGAAGGCTGGCGCTCTGTCCCGATGAGCTAATAGCGGTATGTAATATGGTGGCCCTTGCTGGATTTGAACCAGCGACCTGGCGATTATGAGTCGCTCGCTCTCACCACTGAGCTAAAGGGCCGGGCGCAGGATAATAACGGTACGTAACTAATCCTGCAATATCATCCGTTCTGACTGACTAAATCCTGAACTTCCCTGACCGTCTGCTCAAAACGTTCAGTCTCCAGCTCAACGCCAATTGCACGACGCCCCAGCGACATTGCTGCTTTGACGCTACGGACATAAAAAAGCCAGCCACTGGGGGAGGCTGGCAAACTCGTAGAGCAAAATGCTGTTACGCAAACTTCGTTACAGGGTCATCCTGCAATACAAAAAATACACAATATTTAGAAAACTAATAGTGCCATGTGCAATTTTTAAGATTTTGTTATTAATTGTGGTCGCACCTTCCTTTCTGTGTACTTTCCGTATAGCTCACAGGATTCTGGGTACAAAAAAACCCGCGCATCGGCGGGTTAAGCAGCGTGGCAATGTAACCACTCTTATCATGATATGCAGATTTTTACGATCGTAAACTATTTTTTCGCTGATAAAATACAGAGGTTCTCCCTCCCGGCAATTCACGCTCAACATACCGATCCATCTCAAGCCTCACTCCCAGCATCATCAGCATGCCTTCAACAATCCCCTCCGCTTTGTGAAGGCGTTTACCTATACAGGTGTCAGAGCACCCATGTTTCCGTGCCAGCGCCATGAACGTCTCCCCCAACACGTAATAATCAACCAGCAAGTCATGCAGATCGCGATTGTTCCGGTAAAGGCGGGCTATACACCCGCATATCACCATCGCATCATCGTCACAGCACTGCGGGCGTGATTTTACTTTTTCGGGGATCAGTCCCTTAAAACCGGCGGCAATGGACGACCAGGTCACATCTTCATGATTATTAGCCGCCCACGCTCCCCAACGCTCAAGAACCATCTGAATATCACGCATCAACTTACTCCACAAAAATCAGACCAGAACGCCAATTACAAGCAAAAATCAACAAAACAGTATTAGTTGATTGTTATCTCTGACTTCATACTCCTGCTCCTGTCAGGGTTTTGGCGTAATTCTTCAGTATTCGGTAATCGGTCAAAACAGAACCGGGGAAACGATATAAGCGCAGACGCCCCCAGCGGTGGCGAAGAAGTTCTGCCATATTAAACTCAAACATCATTCATTCCCCATTTCGGTGATGGTCAGTTCCAGCCTCCCACCTTTGGTAACAGGCATCTTCACAACGCGGTAATCAACGACCTGAGCATCATCCAGCCAGAAACCTGCTTTAGTGAGTGCGTCAAAAGCGGCTTTTTGCAGATTATCCAGGTCACGGCGACGGCGATCCGGCATGTGGCACTCAATGCGGATTTTCACAGGCATAGCCAGGCCGATATCCAGCATTGCGTTTTTAATGATTCGGGCGACGTTATCGCGGTATGCCTGCCCCTCTGCGCTGACGTGCGTGCGCCCGCGATTATGGCGGTAATAGCGATTATTGCTCGGAGGCCAGGGTAATGTGATGCTGTAGGTATTCACGCCTTGATTACCCCCTCTTTCAGCCAGATAACCTGCGTTCTCGCCATACCTTCCAGCGCGCATTCTTTTGCGTACTCAGCATCGACAAAATGCGTGCGGCGGTCGATTTCGTCGTGACAGGCAGAACAGGCAATGGTGGCAATAAGGTCTGGCGGTTTAATACCGGTGCCACACAGTCCAGCCAGCCGGATATGTGCCAGTACAGACGTTTCAGGGTTGCCATTGCATACGCCAGGGATTCTTACCTGGCATTCGCGACCACGCGCTGCTTTTCTCAAATCAGCCATGATTCCTCCTTGCTGCCAGTCGCAACCATTTTTTATCAACCAGGCTGGCGGTATATCCGAGCAGTGTTGGTATTTCGGATGGTTTTAGCTCAGGCTTACGCTTACGACGATTTGGTACTCTGTAGATGTGTCCGTTCATGACACGAATAAGCGGTGTAGCCATTACGCCTCCTGCTTGTCGCGCAGCAGCTGGAACTCGCAGCTCTGCGGAATAGTCAGGTGGCAGCCAATATTCATCGCCCAGGCTTCAACCTTACACAGGAAGACATACATCTCTCCGGTATCAAGATCGGAGGTATGGCGTAACGACTGGATAGTAGTGATTTCGCCGGTTACGACATCAACCAGGTCCTTGGTTTCATAACCGAGGTATGTGTGTTTGAGAGCATCTTTTACCCATGCTGCGGTAGCGAACGATTTCCCCCTGCGGATAAGGTATTCACTGATTTCGCTGTACCACATGTGGCTAAGTGCATTCTGGGAAAGACTGCGTCTCTCGCGCCACGGTTTAAGCACCATGCGAAAGCACTTGCCGTCTTCCAAATAAGGCTGGAGCTGCTGACCGATAGCGGTGAAGTTACCGCGATGCAGTTTGATGCCGTCTTGTGGGAGGTTCACGCTTCACCTCCGCAGAGGTCAAACGCTGGATAAAGAAAATCGCAGGTGCATTTCTGCATCTGTGACGGGAGAAGATAGTTTAGATTGTATGTGCGCATAAACGTCCCCGTTTAGCGCAGAAGTCACCGGAGGAGTTCAAACTCCGGTGACTTAATTATGACAAGTTGATTATTGAAAATCAAAAGTCATTTAAACAATAATGATACCCAGTAAGAGATTTCTTATTTTAACTCATAGATCAGACAGTCAACGATTTCTAAACCATTTACCATAGAATTAGAAACGCGAACTTTACCATCGTTGACTCTAGCAAATCCTTTTAACATTTTATAAACAAAAGCTGAATCCCCCTTAGCCTCAATTGCTTCTAATGGTATCGGCTTATACTTTTTTGATATGCTATTTCTATTTATCTCACTGATTTTTCTATATATTTCTGCCGGCCCACGTTCTGAGAAGTCACTGATAACTAAAATATATCTCCAAGATAGATCTGGGTAATAAAACCACATTGCAGCATCAATAGTTAAATTCTGTAACTTGAGTTTTTTTAACAAAAATTGACCTGAGAATTCCATATCTTTTGTCAACTCTCTGCCGATTACCAGTGTGCTTTTACCCATTTCAAAACTCCAGAATTTTGGTCACCTACAGCATCAAACAATTGTTCGGCCATAGCTTTACTTATGTTATTGTCGTATCTAAATTGCTCGCTCCAGTCTTTAACGACCGACCAGTTAATCTCCAACGAAACATCATTTTTTGCGTCAGCAATCAAAATTTGATGTAAGTTGGCAATTTTGAGAAGTTGCGACAAATCATGAGTATATGAATCATTTACGACTTTTTTGTTTGGAAACTCATGTTGTAAAAATGACTTGGCAATACAGGCCTTCAATGCACATTCAACTGCATACCCACAAAGATAATATGCACCATGAAAAAAGCCATGATCAAGCAAGCATTTGGCCTCATTAAGCCTAGTGTCAGATAATGCTTCAAGGTCGTTTTTATTCATACAATTATAACTTGAATTATCCTAATTTTTATGATTATACCCTTATCAGGTATGATGTAGGAACTGAAAACAATATTGGATATCATTTTCGGTATTTCTCTGCAAATTCCAGCCCACAGGATCTCGGTGTACAATCTGTCGCTGATCGCGCAAATTTAGGGTCAATCACTTCATTTTTTGCATCAAACCCTCACTAACATCGAACGATTATAGTACAAGTAGTGTTCTTGACTTCTCATTAAACCGTCAGCATTCAATTAATTACAAAATACTAGCGGCATTTCTCTCCCGCAACTTTATTACAGCCGTTCAGAACGTAAATGCGTCAATACTCGACTCCACTTATCATCCTGCCACGGCCGGAATTTTACATGTGCCGTTTCTCTGGCAAGGATTGCCTGTGCCTTATTGAGTATCCGGGGATATTCTTGTTCGATTGAAGTGAAGCGACCGGCTTCGCGGTGTTCTGCTACCTGAAGAAGCGGAGTGACGTTTTGGCAAGCGGTTAACATTGTGTCACTTGCCCGCCATAACCAAGCAAGTGTGCAAAGTTCGTTATCAGTGAATTGTTTTGTGATTGGGGATTGTTGAATTTCTCGATCAAGAATATCCAGCACCCAGCGGCGGAATTCTTTGGCCACAGGAGTGCGGGCGAACATGGCGATCAGATGGGCGCCACGGAGGGAGAAAATGCGAGTCTTCTTACGATAATTTCCTGAGGTCGTTGATTCGACGACCTGAGACATTCCGTCAGTAAACTCATCAATATTTTTGTTGTAGATGTCGGTTACTGCTTTGGTGCTGGCATATTTTAATGCTGCCGCCAATTCTTTGCTGGTAAACCAGATCTGGTTGTTGTGATTTATAGGAGTGAATTTTACATCGCGGAATGCGAGCTGAGTGACCATAGCGATAATCTCGTTTTGAATTTGAGCTATCACCACCGACGACGCCAATCGACTGGTGGTGGACTGTGCAAGGTTGGCGTAACCGGTCAAAACGAAATCCGGCGCTTCCGAAGAAGCCCTCACACAGCCCACCATAATTTTTGTGTAGACGTGCACTGCGCATAAAAAAACCGCGAACGCGGTTATGCGTCGTTTTGATGTCCGGGACGCCAATCCCGTGTGCCGATTTTGCGGCAACGCACAGAATATAGCGCCGGATAAATAATGTCGTCAACCCTTGCATATGGGGGGCGCGATGATCACTACTACCACCATAATCGCTCCAACTGTTGCAACTACTTTAGGCTAAGACATCACGATTTCCATATCACCTTTAGCCGCCAGACAAACAGAGACTCCCTGTTCTTGGCTGCCAAAAACACCGAATGCAAAAAATCGCAGGTGTATTTCTGCATCTGTGGAGGGAGAAGAGAGTTTGGATTGTATGTGCGCATAAACGTCCCCGTTTAGCGCAGAAGTCACCGTAGTTGTTCATATTCTGATGACATGATAATTTCCTATTGAATAGAAAAAATTAACACGACTCATTCTTATGACTGGAAAAAGCAATCATGCTAATAATCATTGTTGTTCCAGTTCCAAATGCAGCGAAATAATCACCAATATTTTTTCTACCGGTTTCGACTTTGATGCTATATTCTGCTAACACCTAACTAACACTACGTTTCACACAGCAATTACATGGAAATAACATGACTATCAAAGCGACTGACATAGAGATTCTTCATCGTTATGCTGAAGGGGTAATGGAACGTTCTAACCATCATGCAAAAAATGTTGGTGCAGCCGCTCTTACATTGCTAGGAGGTGTTATCTGGAAAGCCCTGCCCGGATCAATCGAGATAAGAACGTATAACGGAAGTCTTGCAAATATGGTGTGGTGGCAAAGCGAAAGAACATTAAAAAATTATGCAATCTCATACAACCATAATTCATGTGAAATTGAAATGAGAGATGAATCAGTCAAAGGTGCTGTATTATTTAGCATTTCCAACGAAACCACTCCAGAAAAAATATTATCACAGCTTTCTGAGCTTTAATTAAAGGCGGTGCTAACACCGCCCATACCATTACTCCACATCTTACGCAACTTGATAATTATGCTCTATTAAATACCCACAATATTTCATCAATGCATGGGTCAGCTACAAAATGTTTACCGTGGTAATTCCTGTTTTCGCAACATCTCAAAAGAACAATAAACACTGTATTTCTTCAAGTAACGAAGAATCTTTCTTTGCCCGTCATACACTTGCTCCTTTCAGCCCAAACTTAGCTTTGATTTCTGCGATCTTCGCCAGAGCCTGTGCACGATTTAGAGGTCTACCGCCCATAACAGGAAGTTGTTTTACTGGTTCAGGTATCGTCTCACCACGGTTAATTCGCGCTGTCATACAGGTCAGTTCATCGGCAGCCTTGCGCCGTAATTCCGCGTCAGTCAGCGCATTGGCCCGCATGTTCTGGTACAGGTTGGTAACCAACCAGTAATGCGCGTTCGATTTCCACGGATAAGACTCTGCATCCGGATACAGGCCACGCTTCCGGCAATACTCGTAAACCATATCAACCAGCTCGCTGACGTTTGGCAGCCCGGCGTTAACGGATGCTTCTTCCCGGCACCATGCAACAAACTGCCCGGGTGATGGCAGAAATGGTCTATTCTGCCGACGGGCAACACGCATTCCGGCGCTCACCTGTTCCATCGTGGTGATCCCGTTTTCCCGGAAAGCCAGAACCCACTGGCGGCGGATTTCGTTCAGTTCGTTCTGGTCACGATTAGCCAGGCTCGCCGGGAAAGTTGCCAGTAACTGGCTGAATACACCGTTGATTATCTGCGCTACCTGCTGTACCTGCGGCTTTTCGTCGTACTGTTCCGGCATGTTGTTGGCGATCCGACGCATCTGCTCACGGTCAAAGTTAACCATCTGTGCGGCGATGTTTTTCATAAATCCACCCCGTAAATCCAGTCAGTGTTCGTCAGGTCGAGTTTTGGTTTGCCGGCTGTCACGCCAGCCTGTTGCTTGTTTCGGTTGATTTCGAGCTGGGTCCACTTGTCGCGGAGTTTGGCCGGACTCAGCACGTTACCGGACCAGAAGTTGTCCTGGCAGGCCCAGCGGAACAGTACACACATGTCGCGGTGGTTACGTCCATCACGTTCACGCATCAGACGGATATCGTTAGCCCACCCTGCAAAATTCGGTTTTCTGGCTGATGGCGCGATGGTCTTCACCATGTCAAACATCCACTCTGCGGCGGTCAGGTCTTCTGCTGTCCCCCACTTGCTGCCGTTCTGAATCGCAGCATCCGCTTTCACCACAGGAAGGTCGTTTTCTGGCAGGTCAGAGGATTCGCCAGAATTCTCGGACGAATAAGGTTTTATATTGTCTTTTGTTAGTTTGTCTTTTGTGTTTACCTGATTCGGGTAAGTGCCTTTACCTGATTTGGGTAAACTTTTCTTACCTGATTCAGGTAAATTTACCTCTTTCAGGTAAACTTTATTTTTCTTACCTGATTCGGGTAATGTTGACCATTCACTGACCACATTATTAATGCCTATATTCCGCCCGCTCTGAATAAAAATCCCACGCTTTACCAGAACACTTTTTGCAGCAGAACACTTGTGCGGCAATATCCCGGTCAACTCGGAAAGTTGCTCGTTGCTCACCCAATCCAGTTTTTTATTAAAGCCATATGTTTTGCGCATGACAGCCAGGAAGACCAGAAGCTGGTGCTGTGTTAATCCGGCCAGCATTACAGCTTCCAGCAACTCATTTGCAATGCGCGTATAACCATCATCGAGATCTGCCACGCGCGGCTCCTTTTGTGCCGCATCCGGCACAGGAAAATTGAATATCTCAGCAGTGTTTGCCATAATTCCTCCCGCAATGAGTGTGTTACGATTTGCACCTGAAAGTCGGTTCTGTTCCCGCAGACCGACTTTCGCCATTTTTAAACCTGTCATATTGCCCCCAACATGGTGGTAACCATCGCCATCAATGGACCAGCCAGATCCGGGTCCACACGAAACATCGACACAATACCTTCACTCATCTCCTTCAGTTTCTGGTGGCGTGGTGCGTTGAGAATGACAGCCTGTTTTGCCTCACTGAGTTCCTTTTCCATTTCAGCCAACCTAGCCATGAAGCTATCCTGCTCAACCAGGTAACCGCGATATTCCAGCGGTAGTACCGCCAGAATTGCCGGGGTCAGTTCACGCACGTTATTTCGGTATTTTTCAGAATCGAATTTGTTATCGAGGAAGCGGAACAGCTTCTGGCGTGTACGGCTGACATCATCAGGGAAATCGATGGTGCCGCCGCCCTGCTCCCGATACTCATTCACAATGAGTGTGGCAACGACATCCTGATTATCTACAGCCGACCAGGCGCGGACGGCATCACGGATTTTTTCGTGGCCTGGCACCTGTTTTATTTGAGAACGATTTATCACCGCAGTCGGGCTAAATCCGCTAGTCTGTTGGTATGTAAGTGGTTGCATAATCATTGCCTTATCAGTTAACGCCGCAGTTTAGGCGGCAGAATTACTCGCGTTAAACAATGGTGCAAGGTCGGGACGAATATCTGCTGGTTTAATCTTTCCACCAGTGGCTGAGACAATTTTCATTACATAGCGGGCATCAATTCCGCCACCGTGTAGCCAACGCCAAACAGTGGGCTACACCGCATAGATCTGCCAGTCGTTTTTGACTACCTGTAATACTGATTGCGAGTTGAATGGTTTGATTTGTCATTATCAATTCCTATTGGTATTACAATGAATGGATAATAGCAATGCGTATTAATCCAATCAATAGCAAAACGTGTTTTGACCATCAATACGCAAGCGTATAAATTAAAACTTATGAAAAAAGAAACTCTTGCTGATCGCTTAAACCTAGCGATGGAACAATCTGGAATGTCTCAAGGCGCTCTTGCAAAGGCGTCTGGCGTAGCTCAACCCACAATCTGGAGACTGACAAGCGGCAACGCACGCGGCTCAACAAAAATTGTTGAAATAGCTAATGCATTGGGTGTTCGAACAGAGTGGCTCTCATCAGGCATAGGCCCGATGAGAAATGACGGTCAACAATCAGGGAAGCCTGCTGTCAACCATTCCAAATACTTCAAGATTGACGTTCTTGATATAGAAGTCAGTGCTGGGCCGGGTGTCATCAACCGTGAGTTTGTAGAAGTCCTACGCTCGGTTGAGTACTCGTTTGACGATGCTCGTCACATGTTCGATGGCAGGAAGGCAGAAAATATCCGCATCATTAACGTACGCGGTGACAGCATGTCAGGAACGATCGAACCAGGTGATCTTCTGTTCGTTGATATCACTGTTAAATCTTTCGACGGTGATGGTATCTATGCGTTTCTGTACGACGACACAGCCCATGTAAAGCGCCTGCAAATGATGAAGGATAAGCTGCTGGTTATCTCTGATAACAAGAGCTACTCACCGTGGGACCCGATCGAAAAAGACGAAATGAATCGGGTATTTATATTTGGGAAAGTTATTGGGAGCATGCCACAGACATATAGAAAACATGGGTAGATTATTAATGACAGATTTCATCAAGATAACCAGATGATGTTTTGGTGAGACATGCTGACATCCTCATAATTTATAGAATGGATGTTTCAAGCAGAGCTTAAGGTATATGGATATGTCAAAAAAAAATTTTGAATTCAAAAATTACCCAATAGTCTTTATTGGCTCAGGCATTTCAAAAAGATATTTAGAGAACTACCCAACGTGGGAAGAGCTATTAAACGAGTATTGGAAAATAACAAATCCCACAAATGATTTCTATAGTTATCTTTTAACAATAAAAGAATCACATAAAAATAACAGTGATAATGATATCGATCATAAGATTTATACAGAGGCAGCAAGTAAAATTGAAAATGATTACAATCTATTGTTTAGGACTGGCAAATTAAAATTAAATGGACTAGATGCCAAGAGGGTTTTTAGTGAAGATATTTCACCATTTAAATACGCCATATGCCAAAGATTTTCTAATAACACAATCAGAAAGGATGTAAATCTTGATGAATTAGCATCATTTAAAACATTAATAAAAAAGGCCAAGATAATCATCACTACAAATTATGATGCTTTCATAGAAAATTTACTTCAAGAGCAAAATGTAACTCCAAAACTCTATATTGGAAATAATGGTTTTTTCGAAGATACCATTGGATGGAGTGAGTTATACAAAATCCATGGTGATATAAAGGATCCACACTCAATAATCATAAATAAAGATGATTACGAAAAATATGACAACAAATCTATACTCATTAGTGCCAAGATACTATCTAACATGATTAAAAATCCAATAGTTTTTCTTGGATATTCTTTAACTGACAGGAATGTAAAGAAACTTCTTTCTGATTTTTCCTCACAACTACCTAGAGAAGATGGTCGAAAATCAGCTGAAAGAATAATTTTGATTGAATATAAAGAGAATGAACAAGAAGTAGTACCAAAACAGATTACCGATCAACAGCTACAAATTACATATACATCTGTTAAAACAGATAACTATAAACAGATCTATGATGAGATCAGTGCTGTTGATGAAGGGCTCTCACCTTATGATGTTTTAAGGTATCAAAGAGCCATTAAAACACTTATCATTAATGAGGGTGAAAAAGGGCACTTAGATACTCTATTGGTTTCACCTTCTGACTTAGACAGACTTGAAGAAAGTGTTAAACAAGGAAAAAATTTAGTTGTTGCTCTAGGCGATAAAAAGTATGTATTCACACAAGTTAAAGAAATAAATTATCTTGAAGACTACTTATTTAATAAAAATGAAATATCTAATAAATTAGCCATAGATTTCATATTAGGTTCAGTAAACTCATTACAACTTCCATTTTCAAAAACTATAACCTCATGTAATTTGAAAGAGTTAAGTTTGCCAGCTAAATATGTGTTAAAACTAAATCAACGCATTGAACGCCACGGAAAACTAGACGACTTGCTCAATAAAATCACCTTAGATAAAATCAATGCAAATAAAATTTACACCAACATCAAAGATATAAAGGATGCAACGTTCAAAAAGTACAAAGAATTGTCTATAGTCATTAAGAACATAAAAAATATCCCCAAAGAGGAGATTGAAGATTATGTTAAAAAAGAAGCGTTTGTTCAATTCAAGGCATGCGACGTTGACAATTTAAAAACCCAGTATAGGAAACTATTTCTTGCCTACGACTTGTTGATTCATGGAAATGTTGAAAAGATAAATTAAATAAACGCCCCGTACAAAGCGATGGCGGGGCTAATAAGTCATTTATGTATCATTTAGCAACTGACTAAAAAAATACACATAAGAACTCAGACTACCAATATTCGATTAAATTTGCTGCCAACCTACCGAGTTCACCACAACCCGATGCCCCTCTGTCACGAGGCACATTAAAGCTGTACAAATTTCAGCCACACCAATAAGTCTTCATACTCTTTTTTATAAAAATTCATTTAATTATCAATCAGAACAAGTATATCAAACATTATCAATACTAATTGCTATTGACTACACCAATAGCCATTGCTATTGTCATGCTATTGCATCGATGTTGGTATCACAAAATTTATAACTTCACCGTTGCGATGACCGCTTAGATCCGCAGCTTGAATTTCAGCAGGCTCCGGGGAGTGCGAGGGGTGAAGCGGACGCGTGAACGTCGGTGTGACCAGCTGAAATCAACTCAACACTTCATACCTCAGTCGCTTCAACGAGGCGACTTAGTTATGACAACCGGCGGCCATCCACCGCCTGAATACGCGCAGAAGTCTCTATATGTTCAGCAGCCCAGCTTACGGGCAGGAGTTTTTATGGTTCATCAACATTACGGAACGCAGACCGTTAATCGAGGTGCGGTCATGCCAGGAATGCTGGTCAAACACAAAGATGGTACCTGGACTGCATCAGCTAATTTACGCGGACGGCTTTATCTGCATCGCGGCATCGAGCGCACTTATACCCGTGATTTGCTCGTGGAAGTTTTTCTCGACGGACGCGGTAACGGCCTGAATCGCTAATCCCCTTTCCTGTTTTCCTAATCAGCCTGGCATTTCGCGGGCGATATTTTCACAGCCATTTTCAGGAGTTCAGCCATGAACGCTTATTACATTCAGGATTGTCTTGAGGCTCAGAGCTGGGCGCGTTACTACCAGCAGATCGCCCGTGAAGAGAAAGAGGCAGAACTGGCAGACGACATGGAAAAAGGCCTGCCCCAGCACCTGTTTGAATCGCTATGCATCGATCATTTGCAACGCCACGGGGCCAGCAAAAAAGCCATTACCCGTGCGTTTGATGACGATGTTGAGTTTCAGGAGCGCATGGCAGAACACATCCGGTACATGGTTGAAACCATTGCTCACCACCAGGTTGATATTGATTCAGAGGTATAAAACGGATGAGTACAGCACTCGCAACGCTGGCAGGGAAGCTGGCTGAACGTGTCGGCATGGATCCTGTCGACCCACAGGAACTGATCACCACTCTTCGCCAGACGGCATTTAAAGGTGATGCCAGCGATGCGCAGTTCATCGCATTGTTGATCGTCGCCAACCAGTACGGCCTTAATCTGTGGACGAAAGAAATTTACGCCTTCCCTGATAAGCAGAACGGCATCGTTCCGGTGGTGGGCGTTGATGGCTGGTCCCGCATCATCAACGAAAACCAGCAGTTTGATGGCATGGACTTTGAGCAGGACAATGAATCCTGCACATGCCGGATTTACCGCAAGGACCGTAATCATCCGATCTGCGTTACCGAGTGGATGGATGAATGCCGCCGCGAACCATTCAAAACCCGCGAAGGCAGAGAAATCACGGGGCCGTGGCAGTCGCATCCCAAACGGATGTTACGTCATAAAGCCATGATTCAGTGTGCCCGTCTCGCCTTCGGATTTGCTGGTATCTATGACAAGGATGAAGCCGAGCGCATTGTCGAAAATACCGCATACACTGCAGAACGTCAGCCGGAACGCGACATCACTCCGGTTAACGATGAAACCATGCAGGAAATTAACACTCTGCTGATCGCCCTGGATAAAACATGGGATGACGACTTATTGCCGCTCTGTTCCCAGATATTTCGCCGCGACATTCGTGCATCGTCAGAACTGACACAGGCCGAAGCAGTAAAAGCTCTTGGATTCCTGAAACAAAAAGCCACTGAACAGAAGGTGGCAGCATGACACCGGACATTATCCTGCAGCGTACTGGGATCGACGTGAGAGCTGTCGAACAGGGAGATGATGCGTGGCACAAATTACGGCTCGGCGTCATCACAGCTTCAGAAATTCACAACGTAATAGCAAAACCCCGATCAGGAAAGAAGTGGCCTGACATGAAAATGTCCTACTTCCACACCCTGCTGGCTGAGGTTTGCACCGGTGTGGCTCCGGAAGTTAACGCTAAGGCTCTGGCCTGGGGAAAACAGTACGAGAACGACGCCAGAACCCTCTTTGAGTTCACTTCCGGCGTGAATGTTACTGAATCCCCGATCATCTATCGCGACGAAAGTATGCGCACCGCCTGCTCTCCCGATGGTTTATGCAGTGACGGCAACGGCCTTGAGCTGAAATGCCCGTTTACCTCCCGGGATTTCATGAAGTTCCGGCTCGGTGGTTTCGAGGCCATAAAATCGGCTTACATGGCCCAGGTGCAGTACAGCATGTGGGTGACACGAAAAGATGCCTGGTACTTTGCCAACTATGACCCGCGCATGAAGCGTGAAGGCCTGCATTATGTCGTGATTGAGCGGAATGAAAAGTACATGGCGAGTTTTGACGAGATGGTGCCGGAGTTCATCGAAAAAATGGACGAGGCACTGGCTGAAATTGGTTTTGTATATGGGGAGCAATGGTAATGAAGCATCCTCACGATAATATCCGGGTAGGCACGATCACTTTCGTCTACTCCGTTACAAAGCGAGGCTGGGTATTTCCCGGCCTTTCTGTTATCCGAAATCCACTGAAAGCACAGCGGCTGGCTGAAGAGATAAATAATAAACGAGGGGCTGTATGCACAAAGCATCTCCTGTTGAATTAAGAACGAGTATCGGGATGGCACATAGCCTCGCTCAAATTGGAGTCAGGTTTGTGCCAATACCAGTAGAAACAGACGAAGAATTTCATACGTTAGCCACATCCCTTTCACAAAAGCTGGAAATGATGGCGGCGAAAGCAGAAGCAAACGAGAGAGACCCGGCATGACAACAACAGAATGCATTTTTCTGGCAGCAGGCTTCATATTCTGTGTGCTTATGCTTGCCGACATGGGACTTGTTCAATGACACCTCAGCAGGAAAACGCCCTTCGCAGCATTGCCCGTCAGGCTAATTCTGAAATCAAAAAAGCCAGACAGCAGTTTCCGGATAAAAACGTCGATGACATTTGCCGTAGCGTACTGAAGAAGCACCGCGAAACGGTAACGCTAATGGGATTCACACCGACTCATTTAAGTCTGGCGATCGGCATGTTAAACGGCGTCTTTAAGTAGCGATGAACATGAAAAGCAAAATCATCAGGGAGCTACAGGCTCCTTTTTTATTGTTCGCATTCACCCTCAAGCGTATTAACCAACAATTCAGGGATTAATGGAAGATGGCAGACATCATTGATTCAGCATCAGAAATTGAAGAATTACAGCGCAATACAGCATAAAAATGCGTCGCCTGAACTACCAGACTGTATCCGCAACTCATTGTTGTGAGTGTGGCGATCCGATAGATGAACGAAGACGCCTGGCAGTTCAGGGTTGTCGGACTTGTGCAAGTTGCCAGGAGGATCTGGAGCTTATCAGTAAACAGAGAGGTTCGAAGTGAGCGAAATTAATTACCAGGCACTGCGTGAAAAGGCAGAGAAAGCAACTAAAGGAAGCTACATCGTAGGGCATACATCTGTTAACCAGCACGGCAATTTAACAGGAGTTTTTGTTTGCCAAAAATGGAAAGGAGAACCCGGTGGTGTGATTGCGGAATGTCATGTTAACTGCCTGGTTGAAACAGATGTTCAGGCTTATGCAAACGCTGAATTTATTGCTGCCTTTAATCCAAATGTTGCGCTGGCGCTTCTGGATGAACGGGAAAGAAACCAGCAATACATCAAACGCCGCGACCAGGAGAACGAGGAGATTGCGCTTACGGTTGGGAAGCTGCGTGTTGAGCTTGAAGCAGCAAAATCAAAACTCAACGAGCAGCGTGAATATTACGAGGGAGTAATCGCGGATGGAAGTAAGCGCATAGCAGAACTGGAAAAACAATGCGCCGAATGGGAGCGAAAAGCATTAAGCAACTTTGAAGAGTGTGCTGCGATGGCTGAACGTATCGAAGAGATGCAGACAAAATCTGCACCAGATTCGTTTGGCATCATCGGTGAAAATATTCGAACACAGGACAATCGAATAACGTCAGATCCCATGTTTTGTGTGTATCAAAAGCGCGAAATCGCTGTTGATGCTGATTATGACCATGACCGGATTGTCTGGGTTGACGAAGATGGCAATGAAGCCAATAAACGCCATAGTCGTCGTCTCGAGCTACTTCATGAAAACTTTCGAGAGCCACCAGAAAAATGGCGGCGCGTTGCTGTGAAAGATATTGATGAATTCGTTACCTGCTGTTTCACCGAACAGGGTTGTAAAGACTACCTGGCAGTCAATGGTCACAATCTTCGCTTGCCATTTATATATGTAAAAAGCGGTTTCAGGAACGCTGAATATATCGGCATAAGAAACTGGCTTGCTGGCATTCGCATCAAAGGAGAGTGATATGGCGTTAACACACCGCGAACTCTGTCAGATTGCGTACAAGTTCCTTAAGCGCAACGGTTTCAAGGTTTGTTTTCATGACCGCTTTATAGCTGTAACCAGTACCGGAGAACAGCCAGATGCTATGGGATTCAGAAATTCAGCATCATGCCTGATTGGCGAAATGTTCTCGTGCTGACTTGTTGGCAGATAGAAAAAAGCGTTTTCGTAAAAATCCGTCTCTTGGAATGGGCGACTGGCGATTCTTTATTAGTGAGCCGGGAATTATTTCAATTGAGGATTTACCACCTGGCTGGGGATTACTTCACGTTGTTAACGAAAGAGTACGGAAAGTACATGGGTGGCCCAAGGGTAATTGCTGTTGGGGTAATCCTGACGATAAGCCATTTACTGGAAATAAGTGAATGCGATTACATGTTGTCTGCATTAAGGCGCATGGAGTTGAGAGGGCACCTTAATGAAATATATGACGGTGTAATTGTTAATAAGAAAGAAGGAAACGCGGCATGACCACTATTACCGACAAAGAACTGATTAAAGAAATCAAAGAGCGCATAGGCAGCTTGGACGTTCGAGACAATATTGAGCGCCGTGCTTATGAAATTGCACTGGCATCGCTGGAAGCAGAACCGATAGCGTGAGAATGCGGTGAAAACATAATCCTGTTTAACCCTGACACAGTTGAAGCATACGCAAAACGTGCGGAAATATCACCTAAACCACTATTCTCCGCGCCGCCAGCGCTGGTAGTGCCTGATAAGTTGCCGCGTGAATACAGAAACGGTTGGCCTCTTGCGTATAGTGATTATGCTGAAGGCTGGAACGACTGCCGCGAAGCCATGCTTCAGGGAGATAAATCATGATTAATCGTATCAAGCTGGAGCACATCCTCGAATATGCCAGGCAGCAGAGGCATATTGGTCAGCATTGTAAAATTCCACCAGGAGATATGGTTGAAATCATGGAGATTGCCATGCGCAAGGCTGGCAACTCTCCGGTAACTCCGGATGGTTGGATAAGCTGTAGTGAGCGAATGCC